TGGTTACAGAACCCGATGACAAAACTGATCCAGGGCAATTATGTAATTTAGGCGCTCAGTTCACTTTTGTTGTTGTTACAGCAGCTACAGACATGGATATTGTAACAGACGGCACAGACAAATTTGTTGGTGGCGTTTATACTGGAGTCGATGATGCAACAGGCAAAACCTTTATTTCTGGCTCAAGTAATGATGTTATTACTATGAACGGAAGCACCAAAGGTGGAATTGCAGGCAGTATTGTAAGATGTACGGCTATAGCTTCTGCGAAGTATGCAGTAGAAGGAATCATACTAGGTTCAGGAACTATAGTAACTCCATTTGCTGACGCTTAATAGGGGGTAAATTATGGCTAATTCAGTCACAGGCCCTACTAATCAGTTTGATGGAGAAAAGAAGCTTATTGTTTACTGTTCTATTTATTCGGACGGAAGTGCAAGCAGCACCACATTAGTTGATGTTTCTGCACTAAATGCTGCTCCAGATGGAACCGCCTGCTCAACCGTTACTTTAAACAAGATATGGTACACATGTAGCGGTGCTCCAGATGCTCCAGCATCTCTTGATTGGGATGCAACCACTGACGTTACTTTTTTAACGTTGTCTTATGACAATTCGTTTGACTTTAGTACCTTCGGAGGTTTGGTAAACACAGCGGCATCTGGTTATTCTGGTGATGTGCTTTTGGTTATTCCATCAACAGCTGATGCTGGGAACGAATACACCGTTTGGTGTGAGTTCATTAAGAACTACTAAGAAGAATGGCTACTTCTGGATCAAGAGACTTTCAGCCTAATGTTGCTGAATGGATCGAAGAAGCCTACGAACGATGTGGGTTGGAAATGCGTACTGCTTATGACGCACGAACAGCCCGCCGTTCGTTAAATATTCTTTTTGCAGACTGGGCAAACAGAGGCTTAAATCAATGGACCATCAGCAATGTCAGTCAAACATTAACCGAAGGCACTGATTCTTATAGCTTAAACGCTTATGTTGTTGATGTTCTCGATGTGGTGCTTAGACGCACTGAAAATAGTGTAACCACCGATTATCAGATGAATCAGATAGGTCGGTCTGAATATTGGAACATTCCGAACAAAGCAACTAAAGCTAGGCCTACTCAGTATTTTTTGGATAAACAGGAAACACCTAAGATATATGTTTGGCCAGCACCTGAGAACAGCACTGATATTATTAAAATGAATCAAATTTTAAGAATAGAAGATGCGGATACCTCTGTTAATGATGTCCAGGTTCCCTTTCGTTTTTATCCTTGTCTCGTCGCTGGGCTTGCTTATTACATATCGCAAAAAAGGGCGCCAGAAAGAATGGACGCATTAAAAGCCATGTATGAAGACGAGTTCGCAAGAGCTCTAGCTCAAGATGAAAGTCGCGCATCGTTAATGGTAAAACCAAACATGCGTTCTTATGGATATTAAAGATGGCTTATGCTTCAGGCAAATACGCATACGGAATTTGTGATCGATGTGGGTTTAAATACCCTTTAGGCGAATTACAAAAAGAATGGAACAATCTAAAAACATGCCCGGAATGTTTTGAACCCAAAAGTCCCCAATTGGATCCGCTTCCTCATGTTGCTGATCCTCAAGCGTTGTATGACCCAAGACCAGATACTGTTACTCAAACGGCAGGTTTGGGTGTTGTGACCACAAACAAAATTTCAGAGTTTGATTCTAAAGGGGTTTATTTGGGAACCGGGGGCATGACCACCACCGATGATCCTATTGGTACAGAATTTGAGGGTCTTGAAGCAACCGGAGAAATTGGTACTATAACAGCAGGAGGCTCATAATGTCTTTTACTTATGGAACATTAAAAACAGCAATTCAGGATTACATGGAAAACGATGAAACGACGTTTACCAATAATTTAGATAATTTTATAAAAGTAACCGAAGAAGACATTTTAAAGAATGTTGAGCTTAATTATTTTAGAAAAAATGTCACAGGAACAGCAGCTTCCGGGAACGCTTATTTATCAATGCCCAGCGATTTTTTAGCGCCGTTTAGCCTGGCGGTAATTAGTTCTAGTGTTTACACTTATTTGTTATTGAAACACCCCTCTTTCATTAGAGATTACACACCAAACTCATCAACCACAGGGCTTCCTATATACTATGGAGAGTTTGATAATGATTCGTTTATTTTGGCGCCAACTCCCGATGCCAATTACACTTTTGAATTGCATTATTTTTACAGGCCAACCTCTTTAACCGCAGGCGCTTCAGACGGAACCACTTATCTATCAACCAATGCGCCTAATGTGTTGTTGGCAGGTTCTTTACTACAGGCCGCTTTGTTTATGAAATTAGATCAAACAGAAATTGGGACCTACAAACAAAACTATGACAAAGAAATGATGCAATTTAAGGTTTGGGCGGAAGGCAAAAACACCAAGGAAGAAATGCGTTATGACAAAACCAGGGCAGTGCGATGATTAAAGAATTAAAAGGCAAAAATATTGCAATTGTGGCAATGGGCAAGAGCCAACTTGATTATCACATGTCAATCAGTCACAGCAAGGAATACGATGAAGTCTGGGCGATTAATTCCATGTGCGCGGTTATTAAGTGTGATCGTGTTTTTATGATGGATCCTGCTTCAAGGTTTTTTGACACATTTGATGCTGGTCCTCAAACCCAGGTGATGAGAAGAACTCTTCCAAAGCTAGAAATCCCAGTATATTCTTGTGAACTCGATAGTCGGGTTCCAGCCATTGAATTGTTCCCTTTGGATGAGTTGGTTGAGAAAATGGGGTGCGGATACCTTAATAACACCATTGCTTACGCTATTGCTTTTGCAGCATTTAATGAGGTAGGAAAAGTCAGTATGTATGGAGCTGATTTTAGTTACAGCACCAATATTCATTTTGGAGAACTGGGAAGAGGGTGTTGTGAGTTTTGGTTAGCAAAATGTATGAGCAAAGGAATCGATGTTTCTATTGCGGCAACTTCTCCTATGTTAGATACTAATGTTTCTGAAAAAGAAAAACTTTACGGATACCACAGATTGGAAGATCCACCTGTGGTTTATTTAAAAGATGGAGACTTAAAAACAACTAATTTTTCTAATATAGAAGAAAACAATGAAAAGCTTGTTGGTGTTTCAGGAAGGCAAGACCCTATAAGGGTTTCAAAAACGAACGGTCTTACGCCCCCGGAACCCAATCAATATTGAGGAAAAGATGCCAGGTGCAACAGAAAGAAAGCGATACATGAGAGGAGAAGGAAAAACCTCCCGTGGTGATTATGATATGAAGAAAAAATCTTCTAAAAAATCTAAAAAAGCTAAGACATATTGAAATGGAAACAGATTCATTTAAACTCTCCATAGGAGATTTGGGTGTAAAAACCACGGAAAACAGAGGCCATACAGTCGAAGAAGTTGCTGAAATGGCCACTAATAAATTAGTTTCAGTTGCAGATACTGCACCTGGTCCAATTAAAGCTCAGGCACATGCTTTTAAAAATAAGTGTCATTTTATCATTGCTTTTTATATGCGTGAGGCAATTAAAAACCACATGTGTACGATAGGCAATCAACTAGAACAGCAAGGTCATAAGGATCTTGCGGAAATTATTAGGAGGCTATAATGGCTATAACTCAGGCAATGTGTACTTCTTTCAAAAGTGAGCTTCTGCAAGCAGTACATAACTTTAAAGCGTCTGGAGGAAATTCTTTCAAGCTCGCTTTATATACTAGCTCTGCGACTATGAGCGCTTCTACCACAGCTTATAGCACAAGCCAAGAAGCAACAGGCACAAACTATACTGCGGGCGGATCAGCTTTAACAAATGTCAACCCGACCACATCGGGAACAACTGCTTATACTGATTTTGCTGATTTGACCTTTGGTACTTGCACGATTACGGCAAGAGGTTGTATGATTTATAATGATACAGCTACTGGTGATCCAGCAGTTGCAGTGTTTGATTTCGGTGGCGATAAAACCAGCACAGCAGGTAGTTTTACAATATCTTTTCCAACCGCAGACGCAAGTAATGCTGTTATTAGAATAGCGTAAACCAGTTATGGCTGGTTGGGGTCGATCTACTTGGGGAGCAGGTCCTTGGGGTGAACCCGCTGTTGTTAATGTTACTGTTACATTAACAGGATTAGCAGGTACTTCGGCCTTAGGAACTGAAACCGTTAGCTGTGACGCTAATGTTGCAGAGACTGGTGTCTATGCAACAGGAGCTATTGGTAGTTTAACCATAACGGGTGCTGCCAATGTCGCAGAAACAGGTGTTGCAGGGACAGGGGCAGTAAGCTCTTTAACCATAACAGGTGCTGCAAATGTAGCAGAAACAGGA